AGAAACAGGAACAACACTAAAAGTTCTGGTTCTTACCCAATCAGATACAGTTGCTTGAGTTATAACAGAAGTTCCAGCATTATCATCAGTTGTTACTGTAGTTACAACTGGAGTTCCATTTGTTGTGGTAGTAGAATTATCGGACCAAGTTGTAACTGTTACTGGAGTTGTTGTGGTAGTAACTGTGGTTGTTGGAATCGTAATAACTTCTGTATCGGTATAATGAGTTTCAGTTTGATTTCCATTCGCATCAGTTCCCATTATATGACGATGGGGATTATTTGTTACAGTTCTGGTTCCAGCAGTTGTGCTAGTCGTAACAATATTAGAACCAGCAGCAGTTGATACTACTGTTGGTGCTGGTGGAGGTGTTCCACCAGTTTCGTAAATATCAAGAATACCATTCAGGTTAGCGTCACCAGAAAGAAGACCAGCAGAAAGACTTACTGTACCAGTACGAATAACTTGCGATGATGGATCCCAGTCCATCGTTGGTTGTGCGATTGGGTTATAAGTAAACTGATAATCTCCCGCAGCAAGTCCCGTGAATGTAACACCCTGCCAAGTGTAACTATCCATTCCATATAATCTGGCAGGATCTCCATAAGGAATAAGATTAGTTCCATCAGACTGGAAATAGTTTGTACCAGAAATTAGTCCGTCTGGTGTTGTATTTTGAAGAAGTGTCCAGTTGACAGTTGTTGGCGCAAAAGTAGTTCCGTTGACGCCCTGTAAAGTCATAGAACCTTCTGTAAAGGTAGTTCCAGCGTGCCAAGAACCATACCAAAATGTAACTGTTCCGCCGCTGGCACCAACATATCCTATAGAGTTGGTGTGAGCTAATGCTGCTGTTGGCACTCCAAGAAGAAGCACAGACGCTGCAGCCAGCGCCTTTTGCGTGTAGGTGGACATAAAAATAAGGTGAGTTGGTGTGGTAGAAATTCCTAAGAACTACCAAACACAACTCACCTTGGTGTGGGTTCGAGTTGCAGTTTCAACTCACTGGTTGAAACTATTTAGTTATCCTTTCTTCCAAGCTTCACCTTCTGCTTTTCTTCTACGAGCAAGTCCTGCTTCTACATTTGAACCAGGATTGCGATAGAGGAATAAAGCATCAGGAACTAAGTCCCATTCTTTATTCTTCAGGCGTTTAGTAATAGTATTAAAGTTATCGCCACCGTAAAAACCGGCACCAAGATTATAAGCAAAGCTGAGCAAAGCGCCTCTTTTTCCATCTGACATTTCATTCCAATGTGGGATTTTGCGTAGTGCAGGAAGAAACTCCTTCTTACATTGTTCAATCAGAAGCGCATCTGCTTCTACCTGTGTAAGGGTATCACCAAGTTTGAATGCTGAACCATCCTTCTTACGGGTAGAACCCCAACCGATTGTGATTGGAAGTCCACCAGTCAGAGGATCAGGATATGCCTTTAGATGACATCCTTCAAACTCTTTGATCAACTTGATGCCCATTTGTGGGACATCATCACCACCTGTTACAGGAGCTGCAGCAGCGGCAGGGGCTGGTGCAGCACTAGTCTTTTTTCCGCGATAAATTTCTGCCCAATCAACATTATCCTCTAGATACTTGACTGGTAGGTTATCTTCTAACCACTGAACTGCCTTGACGTGATTAGGATTCTTCTCGTCATAAAACTTGAAGAAGTTGTGTAGGTCAATTCTTGCCATTGTAGTCTCCGAAATACTTTTGATACAATTGATTTGCTTCTACATGCTTACCGTGATTTGTAAGGTCCTTAATGACCTTAAGCATCTTTCTCTTAAAATTAGTCGAAGATTCTTCCCCAGCCATCATTCCCTCCTGGACACCAACGGTGCTTAAGGACTGCTTTGGTGTAAATGGTCTTCTTACCATTTGTTACAGGACCAGTATAGTTATCGTTGAGAGAACCATAAGGATCATTGACAAAATATCCTTTGCCATCTGGAGTCTTACCAATGACTACACACATGTGCCCACCAGTAGGAGCAGATAAAGAACCGCGATGCAGGATACCAATAACAACAGGTTTCCCAGCATCAAGGCTTTTATCAATGTCAGCAAAAGAAAGATTGTAGCTAAAGTGTGACTTAACTCCATAACCTGCAAGTACCTTTGTTTGTACCGCATGGTCAGTCGTGTCGCCAATCGCAAATACTTTCTTGACGTATTCATCGTCGCCTTTGATGCTTCCTGGCTTGAGGAAAGCAAGGCACATAGCGCACGATGAACTGTTACAAGTTCTATGTGCATCTCTATAGTTGTCTACTTGATTGAAGTATGGAACAGCAAGAACTTCTGGAGTTGGTGGTTTTGTTCTAAACATACCAATCCACTCAGTTTCTGCATCATCCAGGAATTCAGCAGGAAGGTTATCCTCTAACCATTGTACTGCTGCTACGTGATTTGAATTGCTGTCGTCGTAAAACTTAAAAAAGTTATGAAGATCTAGTGTCATCTTCCTCTCCTATGAACTCTAATGAGAAAATATCATGCTCTGGAATTTCTGGATCCAACCACTCACAAAATTCAGACTGGATCGCATGGGCATTCTCAATACAGTTTTTATCACAGAGAGTATGAATTCTGTCAATTGCCCAATCATGAGTTTCCTGAAGAGTCTCTTCCAAAGTTACCATAATCTTTTCGCATGTAGCGTCCTAGGATATTACTATTGTAATACGCTGGACTCCCATCGTCAAGAGACTCGATCAACACATTATTTAGGAAGAGCTGTTTTGTTTCTTCGTAGTTACATTGTCCTTTGGTTTTATGGAGGCTAAGTATTCTTCTGTCGCAGGATGCTTTTCCCCAAATGTCAATATCGGCTTTGAGTTCAGGACAGGAGCCGTAATATGTTTTCCAATCGGACTCTGACTTAACTTTTCTAGATTTTCCTCTTGGTGTGCGGAAAGACCAGAAATACTTTCTACCAATATAACTACGACCAGTTTTATTGCAATGAATATGGTATACAAAACCAAAATTATCTTGAATATCAGAAGACTCAAAAATTTCCCCATTGAATCTCCAGGGATTTTCATAACTCATACTAAGAATCTTTATGAGCTATTATTTATCTTCAACCTGGACAAAGCGAGTCTACTTGTGTTTTGAGTGTTTGTCAAGGGGTTGATAAATACTCAATAAAGAGTTATAATATGGCGGTATACGTCAATAATATTACTATTAATACTGGGGAGTATTTTTCAAGGGACTTCTATTTGGATAATGTTGATGGAACTCCCTTGAATCTTGTTGGATATGCAGCATCTTCTTATATCCGCAAGCACCCAGAAAGTTTAAACACAACCGCGAAGTTTGATGTTAGTTTTGCTGATCGAGCAAATGGAAAAATTACATTATCTTTGGGATCATCAATAACCGAAGATATAAAACCTGGAAGGTATGTTTATGATGTTTTGTTTACGGACAATACATCTAAAAAATCAATCGTTATTGAAGGAAATGTTTTGGCAACCGATGACATTTCTACAGATTGCCTCTGATAAATATTTAAAAAACAATGTCCGTATATGTAAATAATCTCACCATCAATATCGGAACAGATTTTATGCAGACGTATGATCTGTATCAAAGTGGTGGAAAGGTTATTGATCTTACAGGATATAGTGCAACATCAAGTCTCAGAAAACATAGAGACAGTGGAACTGCTGTAAGTTTTACTGTTGGGTTTCCTGATCGTAAAAATGGGAAAATAAAAATATCAATTCCAAGTTGGACAACAGCACGTCTTAAACCTGGACGATATGTTTATGATATTTTGATGACCAAATCAAATGGCGATAAAGCAATTATTGTTGAAGGAACAATCAACGCACGTGCTGGTATTTCAACTGGTTGTTCATTTTCACTTCCAACAAGTGCTCAAAGATTTTGTATTGCAGTGATTGATGAAAATAGCAATACTTCTGCTTCTGGAATGGAAACTTTATGGGGGCAGTTTAGATCTTCATATCCCAATAGAACTTTTTATCTTTTGCAACCAACAACAGTTGGGTTTGGTGTAAGTGTAAATAATACTAACTATAATGAACTTGCTTGTCCTGATAATTTCTTGAATGAAACAACTGTAAATGTTTCACCATTAATATAAAATGTCTTCAACTTATTCAGTTACACCTTCAACAACAGCAGTCAACGAAGGTTCATCAGTTACTTTCACAGTTACAACAACTGATGTTGCAAATGGAACTGTTCTTTACTGGACAACACTTGAAACATCAGGAACTATTACAGAATCAGACTTTAGCGATGCCGCTTTAACCGGTTCATTTACTGTCAACAGTAATTCTGGAACAATTACTAGAACTATTGTATCTGATAGAAGCACGGAAGGACTAGATGCTTTTAAGATTGAAATCAGAGTATCCTCAACTTCAGGAACTATTGTTGCAACTTCAAGTGCGGTTATCATTAATGACACGTCCCTTAATATCGGACAAAATGCAAATGGTCTAACATTTGGTCCAGTTCAAGTTAGCAGGGATGGTGGAAATACTGCAAATGCCTCTGATTGGTATACCATATGTGGACTTGATACTCTCCCAGAAGGATCTTCAATTGCCCTGTTTATTGATACATCAGGGAGTATGACACTAGCAACTGTTCAAGCATCTTATAATCTTTTAGTGTCAAAACTTGCTGCAAAAAATATAACAATTACAGCGGTTACTAATGGTAATGAAGATTGGATTACTCCATTCCTAGTTGACTTACCATAAATATTTCAAAAACCGATGGCAGTCACATATACCGCAAACTTAGTCATTTACACTGGAACTGACTTTGATCAAACATTTCTTCTAGAAGATGATCAAACAAATAGTTCTTTAAACTTGACCGGATATAATGGTTGTGCTCAACTTAAGAGATATGAGTCTTCATCTAAGACCGCAGACTTCACGGTGACTTTTGCAAATGATAGAACGACTGGAAGAGTTACACTATCTTTAGGTTCAACCACAAGTGCTGCTATTAAACCAGGAAAATATTTTTACGACCTACTATTAAACAGTCCCACTGGAACTACAACAAGAGTTATAGAGGGGACTGCTTTAGTTAAGAAATCAGTAACTCGTTAATAAGTAATCAACTTCAACAATATCTTGAATGTGCTCAGCAGACATTTGCATCATCACGTAATGTGCTTCTTCTACGGTATCTGCATGACCCTCTGAAAGAAGGTATTCAAGAACCAGATCGTATGCTTCCTTTCTTGTTCCTAAAATGTTTTTAGTTCTTTGTGACATGTTTGCGGTTGCAGCAGGGGAATAATCACCACCAGGAAGACTTGATTTTGCTTGAACTTGTGGTGTCGGGGTAGATGGCTTTCTAAGATTACGAAGTTCATCAGCTTGTTTTGCCATTACACTCTGACCAGTGCCAAGTTGTTGACCAGTTGGTCCTACTCTTTTGGCAAGAGTATCCTTATACTTATTTTTCCAAATATCCAAACCAGTCTGCTTAACCTTTTCCATTTCAGCAGCACGCTGAACTGGATCCTGAATCTTTCTAGCAGCAGATGCAGCAGCCATATACTTTGCTACCGGAGATGCCTGAGGTGCCTGAGGTGCTGGTGCTGGTCTTCTAGTTGGTGTTTGTGTTCCTCTATTAGCACCACTCAATCCACCAGAAGGTGGTAGAGGTGTAGGTGCTGGTGCAGCAGGTGTTGAACCAACTTCATTTCCTTTTGGTCCTTTACCTGCTATGGGAGAATCTAAACGACTATCTTTTGGTTTTGGTTTTGGTTTTGGTTGTGAAGTTTGTTGTGCTGGATTTTGTCTTGATGTCACAGTCGCTGCAGTTTGCCACCCGTACTTATCACCAGTATATTTAATTTCACCAACACCTGGTAATTTAACGGTTTCCCCAGTTTTTCCAGGAATCTTTTGCTGGGCTTGCATTACCTGATTAAGTGTTTTCCACTCAGAACCAGTCCAATATCTACCCTGTTTATCTCTTTGCCCTACTTTTGGATTTGCCATTATCAGAAACCTCTCATAGTTTCGTCTTTTTTAAGACCACCCTTTTTAACACCTTCTACTCCACCCTGTACCGCACCTGTTGCAGCACCAGCAATTCCAGATCCAGTTCTAAGAGCAATATCTGCAGCCTTTTCTGGATTTGTTATTGTAGCTCCACCAACAATACCAGTTGTTAATCTTCTTTTTTGTCCTACATCTTTACCTAATCCAAAACCAGTAATTTTACTTCCAGCTTTCTTAAGTAATTCTACTGCTTTAGGACCATATTTTGCAACACCTTGCCCCAACTTATCCCAGACACCTTCATCTAGTGATTCACGACTATTAATTGCATCACCAGTTATCATCCCCTCTTCAACCATAATATTATGCCATTCCACCATAAGAAGTTCATTTTGCTGCTCTTCAGTTAAAACTTCAGTGTAGATACTTTCATATAATGAATTAATATCTTGCACTTGTTTTGATGATAAGTAAGACATTTTTGTAAATTAACTTTTATTTAAAAATATTTATAAAAAAAGATGAGTTGTTGACTCATCTTCATCACACCAAACTAAAAAATATTTTAATAACTACAACAATGAAAGCAATGAGTAAAATTTCTTGCAATCTAGAAAGTTTTGAAAAAGGTTGCCACTTTACAAACTTTCTCCAAAAAGTTTTCATAATAAAAAGCACAATAGAAGACTCCCCTATTCTAGCACAGACTTACAAAAATTTCACCTATTCAATGGTCTGATTTGAGCGGGTTTTCCAGAAACATCGGTTCTTCCAGATGGAACTAACTGATTTAATCTTGCTTGCTGTGCTTGCCTTCTTTGCTGAGCCAGTTTGATAGCCGCAGGTGCTAGAACTTCAGATCCTACAGCAGCACCAACAGCAGGGAGAGTAAACCGACCCATCCCAATTCCAGCAGTTCCAACATTTACTAACTTATCCACCATTGGATTTTTAGCAACTTTTTTTATTGCTTCTCCACCTAAAACAGCACCAGCAACTCTTGATACCTTTCCAACATTAATAAACTCATCCAACTGATATGCTTCTACGCAAAACTGTTTAAAAGTTTTCATTTGTTTCTTCCTTGCTGTTGAGACCTTGACCAATTACCATAAGACTTACCTGCCTGAGTAACAAAGTCTCCAAATGCCTTTCTTGCTCCCGCAGGAACTTGTTTTCTTACTTCATAAGGAACTGCTTTTCTAATATTAGTAAGAACACCCTTAGTTGTTAATTTCTTTAAAGGATCTCCAGTAACTGCCTTATATGCTGCTGATCCAACATTTGCACCAAGACTGTATCCAGCGGCGCCGCCAGCAATTGCTCCAGGAAGTCCAAGTGCAGATCCAACGGTGGCACCAACTCCACCACCAATAAAACTTCCAAGTCCTCTTGCTGCTCCAGCACCTAATGATCTTTTCTGACTTGCACCTTCTCTTCTTGCAGTCTCATAACCACCTTTTGCCTCAAGTCCAGATCCAACAACGCTGAGAGCAGTTCCAGCACCTTTAACCGCTTTTGCAAACTTAAGTGCTCCTTTTGCTTTTTCTGCTGCCTTTCTTGCTTCTCTATTTTGCAATACTTGGTCAACTGCTTTACCAACACTACTTGGAGTCATTGCTACAGTAGATTTTGGCGTCGATACTGATAACGGAGTTACTTTTGGTGCTTTTGGTGTTTTTGGTAATGAAGTATCCCCAAGATTGATATTTTGCGTTTTTAACTTTGGTGCTGCAGGTTTTGAAGATGGTTCTGGTGGAAGTTTATCTATCGCTTTCAATACTCTTTGGTGGTAACCACGCTGCTTTTCATAGTTTGCAATATCTTTTGCAGCATCAGAAGCTGCTTGCGCTCTTCTTCCGGCACCTGTTCCCAATTGACCAGAAAGTGCTGCAGCAGACTGTGCAGAAGTTGATGGTCTTGCCATTCTTTGCAATCTTGAGATATCACTTCGTGATGGAGAAGGCTGACTAACACTACGAGAGAATCCTCTAAAAGAAGTACCAGACTGAACTGGATAGTTTTTTACTATGCTTTTTACACCCTTCTTAATCTCACTTCTTGCTGCTCTTCTTTCTGGTTTTGAAGAAGAAATAGCTCTTTGGAATAGAGTTCTCTTTTCGGCAGAAACATTTGCAGGATTAATACCATATTTTGAAGGATCCTTTCCTGGATCACCGTACCCAAGAGCAGATGCTCTAATTCTATTTGTTACAACACCTTTTTCCTGAACTCTACCTTCTGGACTTACATAACCTTTTTTTATTCCTTCTAATCTTTTCTTTTCTTCCGCACTAGATTTAATATCGGCAGATACTTGTGCTTGCTTTATGACTTTTGTTTTTTTAGATTTTGGTTTAGAAGTTTCTCCCTCTGGTTGCATGGGGAGAATTTCTGGTCCAGAAATTCTAATCTTAGGTTTATCTGGAACCTCTGCCTCTACAATAGTATTCGCAAAATTCTGAAACGACTTCATCGTCTATTAACTAACTTTTTAGGTATTTATAAAAAAAGAGGGTCCCGAAGACCCTCATTTCACATCGTCATTGCACTTACCCAACCACTCTTTGGAATAATCATAGTCTCCAAAAAGAAACTCATCACACTCTGCAGCTTCTTGATATGCGTTCAGGATTTCCTGTTCACACCATTCATCATAGTTGGAATCCTGAGAAAGTATCTTTGGTAACATCCTGTTTGATTCCTCCAACAATGTAAGACTCGACCTCTGTTTCCTGTGGTGCAACTTGAAGACCCTTAGAGGAAATCCAATGCTCAGTCCAAGGAAGTGGATTATTCTTTGCAGAAATATCATAAAGTGGTTTGAGTCCAATTGCTTTCATTCTACGGTTTGCTATCCATTCGACATACTGCTGTAACAGTTTGTCATTCAGACCAATCATTGACCCATCTTTGAACAGGTACTCTGCCCAGAGTTTTTCCTGATTGACAGCGTTCTCAAAGGTCTTGTAGAACCATTGTTCTTCCTCTTTGGAGATACGTGCCATATCAGGATCATCACCCTCTTTCCATTTGTTCAGAATGTTCTGAGTGATAACCAGGTGCTGGTTCTCATCACGTGCAATCAGTGAGATGATTTTTGCACTTCCTTCCATAAGTTTGAGTTCGCCAAACGCAAAACTACAAGCGAAGCTGACATAAAAGCGAATACCTTCAAGAATATTAACGTTTGCAACTGCTCTGAATAGTTTTCTCTTGAGTTCATACCTTGCCTCTTGTGCGTATGGTACTTGTTCTAATGCGTGAAGCCATTCATTAGTTGAACCATAATGCTGAGCACTATTGATGAAATCGTTGTATGCCTGAGTTACACTCACGGCACGTTCCATAATACGATCCTCTTTCAGAATCGTATCAAAAACTTCAGATGGGTCTGAATAAACATTCTTGATGATATAAGTGTAAGAACGGGAGTGGATCATCTCCATAAACTCCCAAACCTTCATACACGCTTCCAGTTCAGGAAGGGAGCAGTACGGAGCAAATGCCATACCAGGACCCCTACCCTGAACTGAGTCCAGCATCACCTGATACTTCAGGTTGCTGGTAAAGATGTGCTTTTGCTCTGGGCGTAGCATATGATAGTCGCTACGATCTTTTTGAAGAGAAACCTCTTCAGGTCTCCAGAAGTAACCCAGTTGCTGTGTTGTTAGTTTGTCGAAGATTGGATATTTGTAAGAATCATATCTTTGGATTCCTAGTGGTTGTCCAAAAAACATAGGTTGTTTTTTGGTGTCTACTTCCTGAGGGTTAAAGACGGTCATTGATTCGACCACTGCTTTTTCCTCCAAACCTGTTTTAAATCTTACAAGACTCACAATCTTCCTCCTCTGCTTGTTCTAGTTGAGAAATTAAATCTTCAAGAGACTGTTTGGTTTCTTCAACCTCATCAGTCTTATGGTCATAAGTATTTTGATAGTAACTGGTTTTCCAGCCGTACTTATATGTAGTTAAAAGGTCCTGTGCCATTACTGAAGTAGGAACTTCATTATCTGGGTAATTTTCTGGATTATAGGACCAGTTTCCAGAAATCGCTTGATCGAAGAATTTTTGCATAACAGCAACAATATGAATATACCCGCGATTGCTAGGCATATCCCAGAGCAACGTATAGTTGTTCTTAAGACTTTGATACTGGGGAACAATCTGCTTGAGTGGACCCTTCTTCGACTTCTTAATGGACAAGTATCCGCGAGGTGGTTCGATTCCGTTGGTTGCGTTTGACACAACGGAACTGCTCTCCGATGGCATCTGTGCGGACAATGTTGAGTTCCGTACCCCGTATTGTAATACCTGCTCTCTAAGATGCTCCCAATCATACCTAAGCTCATTCGGAACTATTTCATCAACGTCCTTCTTGTATGTATCAATGGGCAGAATTCCATTACCGTATTTGGTTCGGTTACTATATTCACAAGCACCTTTTTCTTTAGCAAGGTTAACCGTTGCCTGAATAAGATAATACTGGAATGCCTCAGTGAGATCGTGTACCAGTTTCCAGGCACCAGGATCATCGTAATGCTCCCCGTGCTTGGCGAGATAGTGTGCCAGACCAATAAAACCTACGCCAAGAGAACGACGTGCTCTGGTGGCGATTTCTGCTGCTTTGACGGGGTATCCCTGAAAGTCAATCAGTTCATCAAGAGAACGAACTGAAAGATCACACAGAGTTTCCAGTTCTTCAACTGACTTCAGTTTACCAACGTTAACGGCAGAAAGAATGCAAAGAGCAATTTCACCATCGGGATCATCAATATGCTGAATAGGTTTGGTAGGTAGAGTGATCTCCTGGCACAAGTTACTCATCTCAACCTTGTCCATAAAGGACGAGTGAGAGTTGCAGTGGTCAATGTTCATAATATAAACACGACCAGTTTCAGCACGTTCTTTCAGGAGGTCCAGAAAGAGTTCTTGAGCTCCGATAGTCTTTCTTGGAATAGACTCATCTCGTTCATAACGTACATACAACTCGTCAAAAGCATCAGTTCCAAAAGCATCATACAGACCAGGAACTGCGTGTGGGGAGAAGAGTGAAACTTCTTCGTTCTTGATGAAACGTTCATAGAACAGTTTGGAGATTTGGATACTGTAGTCTAACTTACGAACACGGTTATCTTCGGTTCCTTTGTTATTCTTTAATACTAGAATGTCTTCGATCTCTTGGTGCCAGATTGGGAAGTGGACAGTTGCTGATCCACCTCTGATGCCATTCTGAGTGCAGCATCGGACAGTTGCTTCAAACTTTTTGAGGAAAGGAACAACACCTGTGTGCTGAACTTCTCCGCCTCTGATTTTAGCGTTGATGCCACGGATGCGACCCGCGTTGATGCCGATACCCGCCCTTTGTGCAACATATCTGCCGATAGCCATATCAGAACTAAAGATGCTATCGAGGGTGTCATCAACATCAACAAGAACACAGCTAGCATATTGTCGAAGTGGAGTTCTAACCCCTGCCATGATAGGTGTGGGAATGTTGATTTTGTGCTTTGAGATTGCATCGTAGTACTTCCTCACGTAATCTAAACGTGTTTCTTTAGGATACTTGGAAAAAATAGTTGCCGCAATCAAAAGGTACATAAACTGTGGCGTTTCATAAAGTTCGTTAGAACTTCTGTCCTGCACGAGGTACTTATCAACGACTTGACGTAGACCTGCGTAAGTAAACAGATAGTCACGACTATGATCAATGAACGACTCAAGTTTATCAAACTCTTCATCGGCATACAGGTCAAGAATTTCTGGGTCATAGACACCTCTACCAACGGCACGAAGGACGTGCTGCTTAACTGTAGGGCATTCGTGCATACGACCAAACAACTGCTTGCGGAGGGCAAACAGAAGCAGTCGAGCAGCAACGAACTGATAGTTGGGGTGTTCCAGATCAATCAGGTCAGAAGCAGAACGAATCAGAATCTCCTGAATCTCTGCAGTGGTGATGCCATCATAGAATTGAATGCCTGATTGCATCTCTACCTGAGATGCTGATACACCTGCTAGGTCTTTGCAGGCTTCTTCCACCATAACGTGGAGTTTATTTAGATCAAGGGGTTCAGTTTTACCATTTCTCTTAACGACTTTCGTTCCGTTGCTCATATTTTCTTCCAGTTGTTAAACTTAATTTTTGCTTCTAAACCTGAGTAGGTATTTGATTTTAACACATCCATAACGTTAAGTCCAGCTAAAACCATATCATTAATATCCTTTTGCTGGATTGATGTTGGCCAAATAATTACCTTTTCACCTCTGTCGATGGTTTTTGATATTCGGTTGACGATTTCTCGGTTACGTGGTTCGTTATCAAAAACGTAAATATAATCGCTCCAATTAAACGTCCCAATATCAACGTCGGACCCACACATAGCAACAGCATTTTTGACAAACGTGGAGTCGAAGGGTCCTTCAACGATGTAAATGGGTTCCGAAGAATCCACTTGGTCCAGTCCATAAAGTTTGGGCGCTTCATCAGAGAGCATCACAGTAATGTATTTAACAGGGTTGGGTCCTAGTGCTCTTCCCTGAAAACCTATTAAGTTGGAGTCTGTATCATACATTGGTATAATAATGCGACTCTCATCCCTACCGATAGTGTCAAACGTAACCTTTTGAGTGTTAGTCCACTGCTTAAATTTGTCAGCAAAATAAAACTTTTCTGGATTAAGTTTTCGTTTTTCCAGATACTCTCTTGCGACAGAAACCTCTGATGCTTTGGGCAAATCCAGTTTCTTTTTAAAGACTGGTTTCACAAACTCAAACTTAGGTTCCTCAACCACAAAGTTTCTACCAGTATGTCCTTCCTTAAACTTTTCCAGAGTATATTGCTTGTGAAGCGTAGGATCTAATTCTTTAAGAAAGTTATTAAAGGATAAACTTGCTCCGCAGTTATGACACTTAAAGTTTGTGTTGTTCTTTACGGGATATAAGTATCCTCGTGCCTTTGTTTTGTTACGTTGAGAGTCACCACATATGGGGCAGCGGAAGTTGTAGAGATCTGCCTTGACTCTCTTAAACTTTTGTAAGCGTGACGAAACGAGTCCAATGTACTTGGAGTCAATCAAATCCATTATGAAGGGGTATTACTTCGCTCTTTCTATTGTAGCAGGGGTAGAAGCAGGAGTCAATAACTTAGGAACAAACGCATTGACTATTCCAATAAGAGCAACAATTACGGCAAGAACTCCACCTGCTTGCCAACGGAACTTATATAATCCATCAAGTTTGCTTTCTATATCTTCTACTTTCTTACAAATTTCACTATCATCTTTACCACACTGATCCAATCTTTCATCGTGAACAGCGAGCATTTTGCAGATGTTCTGATTCGTTTCACTTAATGTTTGAATAGCGGTATCAACTTTATCAATAATCTGTTCGTGTGCTTTAAAACGTTCTTGCAGCACCGCTAACTGAATCTGAGAGTTGTTACCAAACATTTTAGGTCATCCATTTCTTACGAGAACCTCTTCCACCGTAAATATATTTCCTTTTCTTCTTGAAAACAGGTGGATCATCACCTGCTTCAACTGTACCTGCAATTTGACCAGCACCCAAACTTACTGTTGGACCATTCTCTTCTTTTAGAGTACGTATAATATCAATAATTTTATTAATATCCATTAGATCGTTTGCAATTGTTTTAAGCACTTATCATCTATTTCTATTTCACTAATTTTAGTTCTTGGATATTCTGGAAGACGATTCAAAAATACCAAAAAACTTTTAATTGCTGGCCAAAGTTCTTCTTCTAAATGATAGAACAATAAAGGAACTGTTGCATCATCAAATACATTAAACAAAATGATGAGGTGGTTCAATATTAAATGAACTTTCAACTCACCAGTATTTTTGTATCTCTTCAATAACCTTTTAATATAGCGAATACGCTTCAGATCTGCCTCAAAATCATCTCTAGTGACTGCTTGAGGATTATTGTAGAATTTTATAGCAAAGAGCAAATAGTTGCTCTCATTCAACTCATCAAATCTCATACCATATTATCAGCTATCTGGGAATCTTGCGTCGTCAGCAGCGTCGCCAGTGATCATGCTTCCTGCAACAAGGGTTTCAGACTTAACTCTGAAGTTACCGTGCATATCAGTATATGTAGTAACTCCAACCCAACCAGCATGTGATACGCCATAAGCACCCGCTTTTCCACCAACAGTTGTTGTGCGAGCAACTCCTGCCTCCGTGGTATCAACACCAAAGACTGAAGAATATCTTCCCGTTTTCGCATCTGGTGCTTTATAGACAGAATCTTCGATTGAAGAAATAGGTCTTTGTGTGATGAAGTATGATGCTCCAGTAATGAGCCCTGTTGATGGGTGTGGGATCAGATACTGAGTGGTAGCAACTGATGCTACAGTGTTGCTAGTAACTGTTCTAATTACCGCGTGACCATAGGTTGCTCCAGCACCAACGACAATAACATCACCCTCAGATACTTCAAATCCAGTCGTGCTGAATGTTGTTCCAGTACCAGTGATGACTTCTGTAGAGAGGTCGATTGCGACTGTTCCAGTCTGTCCAACTAAATCTTTATTGCCCCAAAGAGACATGTTTCCTTACCTATGAATTCTTTTATAATGATATTTATAAAAAAAGGAGACTTTTATTTTTTGTCCCCTTTACGTAAAACTATTCTTAGAAAATTTGTAGTTAAATCAAGTAGACCATTCTCCTCAAATCTTTTTGTTTTTGCTAACCACTCAGAGGCAGTTAACAATAGACCGAGAACAATGGTTACTCCCCAGTTAGTTACAAAACAAGTAATCATGCTTGTGGCGTAAAGAGCTTATCTTTCACCATTTCATAGACTACATTGTCAATACTATTATCTGTGCTATCAACATACTTCTTGAGCAGGTCAAGAACAAGTTGCTTAACTGCTGGGTGTGTCGCAATCTGAACCAGAAGTGGTTTTACCACTGCTACTACTGCGCCCATGATGACCTCCGTGTGAAGAGTATCCTGGCTTATTTAGTATCAGTCAAACCTTGAACTTTGCATATCTTGTGATCTTTGAGCAGCAGCACGACGCATTGCTACTTTTTGAGCAGGAGATCTTGGTCCACCATATTCACCAGCGGCAGGTGGTTTCTTACCAGGAACCTTTTTCTGCTGTCCTTTTGGAGTTCCCTCCATTTTACGAATACTCTTTTTCACCATACGATATGCTGGATCAGAAGAACCACCACTTTCTTTTCCTTGCTCTCTTTCAAGACGATTTAATTCATCAAGTTGATCACCATCTGGTTCATAAGATTGATTTATAACTTGCTGAGTTCTAGCAGCAACTTGTCTTTGGAGAGGAGTTTGTGGTTGACGCTTTTGCATCATTTTATCATTTGTACCTGTACCCAATGTATTGGCAGCACTCTTAATGGCACCCTTAATAGCAAAACCAACAGGATCTGTCAAATTTCTTTGCAGATTTCTAGCACCTTGCTCATAAGGTGTTCTTGGATTGGAAAGAATTGCTGCTCCAAGTCGAGATGCACCAACACTTAAACCCATTCCCTCTTCAACCGTTTCTTCAGAAGCAACCATTACAATAGGGTTTTTGGCACCCATTGCTCTTAACTTATTTTTAATTAAGTTAGTTTTTGCATAATCGCCACGAGTATCTCTTTCCTTTTCTTTATCACTACCCTTATCATCACACCCACAGTCTGCTGCTTCTGCTACTTTTTCAGGAAGACCTTTGTGCTTAGTCTTTGCAAACTTCTTAGCTTCTTTCTTAGTCATACCTTCGGCAGCCTTTGCAACCTCAGGTGACGCTGGTTTTTCACCCTTCTTAGCAGCATAAACCATTCCCATAAAACGCTGCTGTGCCTTACTCATTGCTTTTTCAGCAATCAGTTCGCCTTCAAGTTCTGTTCCTGCTTGAATGATGCGCTTACTCGCTTCTGGATTAGAGGAATCATCAGGAAAAACTTTTACAACATTTTTTCCCTTCATCACATCAATTTTATTAACGTTAGAATTTGGGTTTGCACTATCACCAGCAGCATCTGCAATAAACTCTTCGTTGCGAGTTGCAATTGCTTTACCAATTGCCTTACGACGCTTATGAAGATACTTATCGGTCTTATCATTATCACCATCATTATCAATATCAGCATCCTCTTGTCCAACTGGATCAAGTCCTTCTTTTCTCATTGCAATTGCACTACCAATTGCCTTACGACGCTTTAGAAGATATCTATCAGACTTGTCATGATCACCGTCATTATCAACATCTTTGTCTTCTTTACCTACTGGATCCAACTTTTTCTTACCACCGCCACCTAAAGCACGTGCGGTGCTTTCACCACGTCTTTTTTCACCTTCATAAGGTTCACCATGCTCGGTCATTTCAACTTTAAGACCTCTTCCTCTCAGTTGAGTGATCTTTTCACGAGTTGCATATCTCACATAAGAACGATTGTTCTTTACATCGGTAACTCTTACCTTATACTTTCTTTCTTGCTCTTCTGCTAGTTGTTGCTCATAAGGAAGTTCAATAACCTCTTCCTTTTGAACTCCCTCAACAAAAACCTTGAACATTGCGTTTGCAACAGTATCAACTGCCCAGTCAACACTTTCAAATGCGTATTGCTCAGAAACTCCACCACCCTTTCCAAAAAGTTTTGCTTTTACAGCAGTTCTTTCTGCAGGATTCAATGAACTGTGAGACATATACTGAGAGAATGCCTGTCTCAGATCCATCTCCTCTCTTCTTGCACGATAGCGAATATCGTAAACTGCCTGACGAATTCTTTTCTCAGAAGACTCTTCTGTAGCACCCTTGCCCTTTTCATCTTTTTTTGCAGCGGCAGCTGCAGCAGCAGGAGCGTGCTTTCTCGCTGGAAGTTCCTCAACAATGTGCTTACTCATTTGGGGATTTTTTAATTACTTACTTTTCCTATACTTATTTATGAAATTCAATCCGAAGTTCTTTTGACCAAATGCAACATTCTCAGTTCCTAACTGAGAACCAGGTGTTTGCTGAGCAGCATACTTCAAATATCCTGTTGTTCCAACTAAAGTATTTGGTTTTCCAGGAAGTCTCATCTTTCTATCCATTCTCTTTTCTTGATAGACTTCCATCACATCTTTAATCCAAGACTTAAACATAATATTATCTTCGGTTACACAAATCAAATAGTTTGTGCCTCTACGAATAATGCGACCAACAAGACCAGTATTTAAGTTTTCTACAAGTTGACCAATTCTAAAAATAACTTCTCCAAGATAGTTCTCACGAAGAGTTTGTGAATCAAACTTTGGAGCAATCTCCCAGACTTCTGCAACCTGATCCTGAATACCCATTGCAGTGCGAACAGTATCAAAAACTGCTCTTGCATCTTTGGGTTTCATCTCTGGAGGCATTCCTAAACGAAATGTCTTAAAGTCTCCCTCTGCTGCAGCAAGTCTCATTCTTGAAGCAGAGAGACCTTCTACACCTTCAGAGTCTGGATCACGATCACCAGCAGAAATTACCTCAATATTATCAAAGGCATAAAGGTTTCCATTATAATTATTGGCAAGTTTATCAAACTCTTTAACTCTATCTCCACCACCAACTATTCTTACATTTGTATATCCATCATTATGTGCTTTCTTTAGAACATCAAAAATAGTTCTAGTATTTCCATCATTGACAATTCTCTCACTATGTTGAGGGAACATCGAACGCATTAATGTTACTTTAGTATCAGGATCAAGTGGATTCTTTTTCGGATCCTGACTGCGCGAAGGAACGATCATATAGTCACTTCCTTCTTGCTCCGCAGAAGCAGCAGCAGTATCCATCAACTGAAGATGCCCTAAATGTGGCGGGTTGAAACGACCAAAAGCAATCGTAAGTGTACCTTTAGTTTTTTCTACTGGTAAGAAATTAACTGGGGGTGCTTCTTGAGCAACTGGTTGTGGCGCTGCTTGTGGAGCAGGTTCCTGTTGCTGCTGCAATGCAGGATCCACAAAGTTTGGATTTGAAATATTTTTTTCTTTCTCTGTTTGTGCTGGATCTTTTCCACCAACTTTTTGACGCTTATTATAAAACTTGAGAGTTCCCCTTACTGTTTTAGCAACAAACTCTCCAGTTGCACGATCATACCACCCACCGTGTCCATCACCAACAAGACCCATTCTTGCTGCTTGTTGGGAAGCACTTTCAGATAAAAATTGGAAAAAACTTTTCATTACTTATTTTTATTTTTACGAAGTTCGGAAGTTATTGCTCGTTCGTTAGAGACAATATACCCTAAGATACTTTTTCTTATCTTTATATATTTATCCTTATCCACTTTCTTCCGTTGAGCATCAGATTCTTTTTGAAGAGTAGTATAAACATATCCAGCAAAATCTTTAAAGTCTTTGCCCTTAAAATCTTGAATGAGTTTTTGTAAATATTCTTTCATTGTCCCATAAGAAATCCAACACCCTTATCAATATCATATTTTGATCTTGGTGGTTTTGAAGTAATTTGAAGAGCAGTTGTAAAACGATAGTTATATATTGGAGAACTACCACCCCTCTTTAAACGAATACGAATTCTCAAACCAGGACTAAACTGGGGGATAGGTAACCCAGCAGGATTTGCTGCCATATAATACATCCCATACCCACCAATTTGAATATAATAGGTTGACTTTGCACCATAGTAAGACCAGAGAGCACTTGATGGTATCGTTAAAAACCTATCGGTAAATCTTCTATAATCAGAAGAAACCATTTCCTGAGTGAAATCTTTATTATCAATGGTTCCTTTATTTGGTGGTCCTTTAGGTCCCCATTCTTTATTTGCAAATGCTTCAATACCAACTGCTCTCATAAGTTGGCGAAGTTCATCTGCCGCTGCAGTTTTTGCTCCACCTAAAACCCATTTTCCATTTACATATTCGAAACTACCTTGTCCGTAGTCCGCTTTAAGATCAAGTTTAACTTCCAACTTATATGGTTTTCCATTATAAATGAACATTGCGTCAGGAGCATTTGGATCTGACCCAGCAGGAGTAAAACCTTTTGGAACTAGTCCTTTTGATTTTAAACTATTATGGACTCTTCCTTCGTAAAGAAACCCCTGTTCGCCAGCCATTAGCTTTTATTGATATTTAGTGCCCAAAAGAGGACTTGAACCTCCACAGAATACTCTACTGGAACCTAAACCCAGCGCGTCTACCAATTCCGCCATTTGGGCATTATTTGCTATTTGCAAATAGCAAATGGAGAATAGGGGACTCGAACCCCTCACCCCCGCCGTGCAAAGGCGGTGCTCTACCAAATGAGCTAATTCCCCAGAAAACCCTTTCGGGTCAATCAAATTCTACCACAGAACCAATACCATTGTCAATGTCTTGGATGACTGTGCGAATATCAGTGATACGCTCAGGCACGTGTTCGTAACTGTAACCTCGCTGTGCCTCAAACAGAACTTGACGAACTGCGGCAGCACAACGAACATCCATTTTGATTGTTACTTTCTTTTCTTTAGTCATTAGTCGTCAGGCAAGAGATTTTGATAATTCAGAATTAATAGTGAGAGCTACATCTGCTGGGACATTGGTATATTCACTTCTAAAATTATTATGCTGAATAATAATAACAGCGCATCCAGTTTCCTTATTTGTTTGGTCAATATTGCCAACTTTTAATTCACCATTATCTTCAGTGAAATAAAGTCTTCCGATTTTTTGTTCCTTAAAAATATTTGGAAGTTTTTCTCTCCATTCATCCCATTGTTCTGACATTTTACCATTTTTGAATCTTTGAGAAATCATATCAACAACTTTATCCCAGTCGTCATTATCAAGATAAAACGTAAAGTGATTTTTAGCAATCTCTTTAACACCTCTTAACGCTTTACTTTCTGGATTTCTTTTTGCTTGTTCAGAAAGAGCTTTTCTAACAATTAACCTCCAAGTCTTATTAAATTCTGCAGAGAAATTTGGATATTTGAGATTTAGTTCCTCTACGGTTATTCTTTTTTTAGTTGCAGTAATCATCGATCATCAGCAGCACGGTTTTCAGAGAAATAAACGTCAAAAGCACCTTCAGGATAACGCTTAAGAAGTTTTTGAACATTGCGAGCAACAACATCATCAAGTGTAGTATCCAGTGCCATGCAAGCCTGGGCAACATACCACATAATATCACCCAGTTCAATGATCAAGTGCTCACGGTTGTCCTCAGTATAAGGTTTGCCCTGAAACACCATCTTCTTCACGATTTCCATAAACTCTCCACCTTCGGCATTGATACCAACGGCAGCAGTCAGAAGACGCTCAATATTAGCACCCTTCTCATCCAGTTCAACCAGACGATCAGAGAGGGCAAGAAAGTCCTTAGATGCGTCAGAAGTCACGGCATCTACAAACTCAGCATACTTATCAAAATTAACGTGTTTAGCGGTTTCCATTAAAATTTAAATCCTTCAAATGACTTTTTAGGTTTCTTGTCTTCGTAATCATTATACTCGTCTTCGTTTCCAGAGTCAAGTATATCCTTTTGTGCTGACTGTTCACAATCGTACAGTCTCATTTTAGCACGATCAATACCCACAATAAAACGCTTGTAGATAGTGGGGTCATTGTATCGGTTCTTCAATTGCTTCACCATAATCTGTCCCAACTGCTCAAGCTCTTCAGTGCTAATAAGGGCAAACATAAGATCAGCAGTAGCAGGCAAACCAAAGGACTCGCTAGTATCAGTAAGTTCAACATCAGAAGAACCAAAACCTGAACGAGTGGTCTGAGTAGCGGAGACAATTGGGACATTAAACTCCACTGCGAGCCCCCTAAGTTCCTCAGCAATTGCTTTGATATATGAATATGAATTGACAGAAAGGTTTGACTTATACCTGCTGGAAGCACATATATTAAGGTAATCAATGAAAATAATATCAGGTCTAAATGACTTCTTGAGAGCAAGTTCATTGAGAAGTGCCTTAAAGTGACCAGAGTGTGCGGAAGCAGTTGGGTATTCTTTGATTACCAGAGAACCTTGTGTCTTCTTAGCAATGCTATTTACTTTATTCTCAAACGTTGAGCGTGGGAGATCAACCAGTTGCTGAATCGGTACATTGAGAAGGTTCGCATCAATCCTTTCCGCAATTCGCTCCTCTGCCATTTCAAGAGTGATATAGAGAACGGACCTGCCTTGCAGTAAGACGGAAGAAGCCAAATGACACATGAATAGCGATTTCCCA